GAAGAGGGCGAAACCACCACCGTCATTCTTGCAGGTATTGGTTCTACTGCTCTTGCAACAGTTGACTCCTTTGCTAGCCAAGGTGCTTTACAGCAGATCTTCCTTAACGACGACGGTTATGGTTATACTTCCGCACCCTCTGTTACTGTCGAAGCCTCTCCTGCTGGTGTTACTTCCTCCAGAGCAACTGCCTTTGCATTTACCACGGAACGATCAGGTCTCTTTTCTGTTGATCAAGTAGTATTGCAGAACCCTGGTTTTGCTTACACAGAGTCTCCAGCATTTACATTTGGTGGTCCTGGTGTTGGTGCTGCTGCTACAGCAGCCATAACTAATAGTGGTATCACATCCATTCGTATTACTGATACTGGCACAAACTATGTGTCCCCACCAATCATCACAATTCAACATCCATCTGCTGTTGCTATTGGCACGACAGGTGCTACAGTCGGTGTAAAACCAGGTCAGGTACAAGCAACTGCTATTGCTAGATTGAGTGGTGATAGTATCGACAGAATCTTCCTGACAAATGCTGGTTCTGGTTATGAAGCAACTCCAACTATCACGATTGGTGACCCATTATCTCTTGGTGTTGGTACATATTTCTTTAACGAAAGGGTCATTGGATCTCAATCTGGAGTCGAAGGATATGTAAGGTCCTTCAACGAAACTGACAGAAAGTTAGAGATCTCAATAAATAGTGGTGTATTCTTCCCAGGTGAATTTATTACAGGGACAGCATCTTCTGCCAGATATCAGATTCTATCTCATACAGGAATTGATACCACGAGTACATTTACCTTTAATGATGAAATTGAAACTGAAGCGGATGGTATCCTTGATTTCACTGAGCGTAATCCCTTTGGTAACTTCTGATGCTAGGTACATATTTTTATCACGAAATTCTCCGTAAGACAGTTATTGCTTTCGGAACCCTCTTCAATGAGGTTCATATTCAAAAAGAGGATAAGTCTGGAAAGACTATCAGTGATCTGAAAGTACCCCTAGCATATGGACCTAGATCAAAGTTTCTTGCTAAGTTACAACAACAGCAAGAATTGAATCAACCCACGGCAATTACATTGCCGAGAATGTCTTTTGAGATGAATAGTATTACTTACGATTCTCAAAGAAAGACTTCTGTAACAAAAACATTTAAGGCAGTTGATAATAATGACAAGGTAAAGAAAGTATTCTTGCCTGTTCCATATAATGTTGGGTTTGAACTCAACATCATGACAAAATTAAATGATGATGCTCTACAAATCGTTGAACAGATTCTTCCATTCTTTCAACCATCATTTAACATTACTGTCGATTTAATTGATTCGATTGGCGAAAAAAGAGACATGCCAGTCGTGTTGGAAAATATTTCTTTTAGTGATGAGTATGAAGGAGACTTTTCTACTAGAAGGGTTCTTACATATACTCTAAACTTTAGTGTTAAGACATATCTGTTTGGTCCTATCGCAGATAGCACTGACGGTCTCATCCGTAAGGTTCAGGTTGATTACTACTCTGATACTGATAGACAGACTGCTAAGCGTGAGATGAGATATACTGCTGTTCCTGACCCCATCACAGCAGAACCAGGTGATGATTTTGGTTTCAGTGAAACCACAACTATGTTTGATGATGGTAAGGTCTATAGTCCTACTAGACAGGAGGATGTATGAGTCAAGATTACAGCAAAATCGATGATGCATTGAACACTACCAGTGAAACGGTAGATGTAACTCCTATCAAAAAAGAGAAGGTAAAACCTGATCACCTGACAAAGGATGAAGTAGAGAAAGATTATGAGTATACTAGGGCTAACTTGTACTCCCTCATCGAGAAAGGGCAAGAGACGCTCAATGGTATTATGGAACTTGCTGAGGAGACACAATCTCCCAGAGCATATGAGGTGGCGGGTCAGTTGCTGAAGAGCGTTGCTGATACCACAGATAAGTTCCTTAAGTTACAAAAAGATCTGAAGGACATTAAGGAGGAACAAAAAGGTCCAACTAATGTCACTAATAACGCTATGTTCGTTGGTAGTACTGCTGAGTTGCAAAAAATGCTCAAAGAAATGAACAAGAAAAAATGAAAGAACTCTACGAAGATGACTGGTATTGCAGCGTCAATATTGGTATAGATGAGGTTCGTGCCATGTACAGTCATCTAGAATATTCAATTAAGATGTGGCCTGGTGCTCCTGCTAGACCTGCAGAAGAACAGGAGTGGTTGTTTCATATGAAAGAAAAATATTTTGCTATGATGATGGAATATAACTTCTCCGAAAACGAGTCTGTCGATAAATAGTTTTGCCTCACTTCTAGAGTATGACTGAAGACACTAAGTCTAAGGTAGAAGAGAAGGATGATGATGAAGACAAGAGCGAAGTTCTTGGTAATTTGGTGAAAGTAGTGGTCCTTATTTGGTCCGCCTCCCTTCTTACATTCTCATATGTACGCTTGCCTAATGGGCAAAAGATTTTAGATTTCGATCCCACATTTATAGCCTCCGTGTTCAGTGGCTCTTTAGCTGCGTTCGGATTGAGTCCTGCTAAAAATGGTGCTGCTCCCAAGAAAGCACCACCTATTGGCAAAAAAGAGGAAGAAGCAAGAAATCTGACTAAATAATAGACAGGTAGTTGCTTATACTAAGCATGTCTTTTTCATATTCTGATATCTCTGAGTTGTTATCTGAAGCAAAGAAAAAGAAGCCATTGACCACAGGAGACTGCGATGCTCCTGAGGTCGATGATTCTGTTGCTAAGATTACGGAAGGATCTGCTGCGTGGCAACGCAAGGAAGGTAAGAATAAGTCTGGTGGTTTGAATGAGAAGGGACGCAAGTCCTATGAGCGTGAGAATCCTGGTAGTGATCTCAAAGCTCCCTCTAAAAAGAAAGGTAATAAGCGTCGTGCATCCTTCTGTGCAAGAATGAAGGGCATGAAAAAGAAACTCACTTCTGCAAAGACTGCGAGTGATCCCGATAGCAGAATCAACAAGTCGCTTCGTGCTTGGAATTGCTGATTTGTAACAGATTATATCAGACAATATCTCTAAATAGCCCTATAATGGTATCAGAGTGATACTCCATATGTTAGGTTTCTACATCTGCGTTGCAATCTTTATTGGATTGATTGCTATTGGTGGATATGAATCTACCATGCGGTTAGTACACTACGCTGACTTATCCGTTAGGTATGCCATTATCCAAGTGAGGATGTACTTCATGCGGAAAAAATTAGAAAAACAGTTAGGAATCATCAGGAGGGAGAACGATCATGTCTGACCAATTTTCAGACCTTAAACTAGAGCGTAAAGAATGTGAGAAGTGTGGTGCCATCTGGATTAATGGACAACATATCTGGGGTGGTACTGGTAACACTGGTAGTGAAACAGATCTAGCAGGTCTGGTATGTAATAAGTTGGGAGACCACCGTTGCATCAATCCCATGAAAGGAAAAGATGGTGGACAGACATGGGAGTATAGAGCAGGATATATTGATGGTAAGATTGATGAACGGAAGAGAATGTTAGGAGAACTAGACAAATTTGCGGATGAGTGATATCAATGGGTGATAGATAGTATAGTTGCAAATACTTAATGAAGTTTTTCTTTGCACTACTAGCTACACTTTTCTTTTCTGCCCCCGCATGGGCGGTAGATGTTCAGATGGGTTCCAACGGGAATCTAGTTTTTGATCCAGCAGAGGTTACTATTTCTGCTGGTGAATCAGTCCATTTTGTAAACAACATGCTTCCACCACACAATGTGATTGTGGAAGATCGTCCAGACTTAGGTCATGAAGCCCTGGCAATGTTGCCTGGCGAAGAGTTCGATGTTGCATTCCCTGAGGCGGGTGACTATACTTATTGGTGTGGTCCTCACAAAGGAGCAGGCATGATTGGAACTGTACATGTAGAGTGATGAAAACATTCAACACTGTTGTTTTAAACATCACTGTTGCCATACTCGACTTTCTTTATAGAGGTCGAGATTACCAGAGGTTCTGGGTGCTTGAGGAAATTGCTCGGGCACCCTATTTTGCGTTTTTAAGTGTGTTACACTTTCGCGAAAGCATGGGACTTCGCGGTCCCGATCATCTGTACTTAATGAAAGAACACTTCGATCAAAGCGTCAATGAAACAGAACATCTGGAGTATATGGAAAGCAGGGGTGGCAATACTTATTTTATCGATCGTTTTGTTGCCAAGCATCTCGTCCTTATCTACTATTGGGTTAATGTGGTTTATTATTGGGTATCTCCTCGCAATGCTTACCATCTCTCTTACGAAGTAGAAATCCATGCAGCAGAAACTTATGCTAAGTTTCTTGCTCTGAATGGTCCTGATGAAAAGATCCTTGAGATCTTAAATGATGAACTAACACATTCCCGTGAATTGCAACTTGCAATGGAGAAAATCTAATGTCCCATCGACTTGACGAAATTAAACCACCCCACCACCCAACTAAACAAGAAGTACAGGAGATGATTGATGATGCCATACGAAAACACAATCGTAATGCTTCAATTATTTCAATGTGTGTTGGTTGGGTTGTTCTCGCACTTTTTGCTGAGGGTTTGCTTCGACTTATTGGAGTAATCGATCCCATTTTCCCATGGCTCAAGATCACACTTTAGAATGGATAGGCATAGTCCTCGCGTTGGTTTTTGGGGTAACTATGTTTTGTCAAGGTCACTTTATTTTCCATCAAAAACATGGATACTCCAGAAAAGAAACCGAAGACCCCGAAGCAAGAGACCGAGTTAGACGCCAAGTCGAAGCGGCAATTAGAAGTAGAAAGGATCTCTAGGCACATTCATCCTCACAATGATGAACCAGACCCTACAGCATACATGGGTAACTACAACTTCCCACAAATGTTATTCGCATTCTGTGTTGGATTTTGTACTATGTTTGTGCTTGCTGTAGATGAGATACATAATTTTAAGGGTTGTCCCCTCCCAGAATATTTTATCAACGAAGGCAAATGAAAGTAGGACTAATTGGACTTGGACGGATGGGAGAAGGAATGTCCCGTCGTATGCTCAAAGCAGGAATTGAAGTTCATGGATATCGCAACAATTATAAAAAAGCAGAAGAACAATTTGAAAAGGGTTATATCAGTGGATGTGCCACTTCTCTGGAAACTCTTGTTCAAGTAGTAAAAGAGAAAGGTCCTGGTATCTTTCAACTTGTAATCCCTGCAGAAACAGTAGAGTCAACACTAAATGAATTACTACCATTACTTAGCGACGGGGATATTGTTATTGATCATGGCAATAGCAACTTTAAAGATTCTCGCAGGAGAGCAGAAAGGTTGGAAAAGCTTGGCATCCAATATATTGACTGCGGTACTTCTGGTGGAGTTTTTGGTCTGGAGCGTGGATTCTGTCTTATGGTTGGTGGTTCAAATACTGCAGTATCCGTCTGCGCTCCTATCTTTAGGGCGCTCGCACCAGGTATTGGATCTGCCTCTCGCACAGACCCTTTCAGTCATGAAACCTCTGCTGAGTTCGGTTGGTTGCACTGTGGTGGACCTGGTGCTGGTCACTTCGTAAAGATGGTCCATAACGGAGTGGAATATGGCATTATGCAAGCATATGCAGAAGGTTTTAATATCCTTCATGAGGCTAATGCAGGAAGAGCTTATGTGGCTGAGGGTGATGCCGAAGTGGCTCCCATGTCCGACCCCGAAAATTATCAGTACGACATTGATACTGCTGAGGTTGCTGAGTTATGGCGGCGCGGTAGCGTTGTTGGTAGCTGGTTACTTGACCTTACTGCGGATGTACTTCGCGGCAATAGTGAGCTTGTGGATTTCACTGGAGGTGTATCCGACAGCGGTGAGGGTCGTTGGACTGTTAATGCCGCTGTGGATCTGGGTGTACCCGCTCCTGTTATTACTACCGCTCTTTATCAGAGATTTGATTCACGCGGTCTCTCGGCTTTCGGGTCCAAGATTCTGAACGGTATGCGTTACATGTTTGGTGGTCACCATGTCAGGTAAAAAATGAACTATTCATTCACTCTTCTCTTATGCTTTATACCTTTAGTAGTAATCTACATAGTGATGAAGATTGCTGTTTGGATGTCTGCTGTAAATGCTGAAGCGGATTATGTCAGAAAAGAACCTTTACGAAAACGAGGACCCTATCTGGAGGATGCGTATGCAGATGTTGATGCAGAAGAAGAGGAGTATGGAGATCGCACAGACTATCGATGATGCTCTCTTTGAGTATTATTCAGAATTGGGACTACCAGTTCCCAATTGGAAAAGAGAAAAAGATCCAAAATGGTGGAAAGACTATTTAAGATCACTAGGACTAACGGAGGACAATGACTTTAGGTGACTTCTTATTATGGGCAGCAGCGCCCTTTGTATGTGCCACCCTCGCATTTGGACGATATAAGGGTGAAATTGTATATTACGACTCGGAAGACTATGACGGAAACGGAACCGCCCATTAGTAAAGGTATAGTTATCTTCGGAGCAACGGGAGACCTTTGCAAGAGGAAACTTATTCCTGCGCTTTACAATCTCTGGAAGAAGAAACTTCTTCCAGAGAATTTTGTTATCACAGGAT